AGCCATCAGGATCAGTTTCAATTCTTTCTGGTGCAACTCCTGGAGTTCACTGGGGACCTGGAGGAAACTTCTTCCTTCGTGCAGTTCGATTTGGAAACACAGATCCAATGATGCACTTGTTCAAAGCAGCAGGGTACACAATTGAAGATGACGTAGTATCAGCAAACACATCAGTAGTTTACTTCCCAATCAAGTCAGGTCATCCAAGATCTGAAAAGGATGTAACATTATTTGAAAAGATTGCCCTTGCTGCAACTGCTCAGAAATACTGGTCAGATAACGGTGTTTCTGTAACACTTTCATTTGATAAGGAAACAGAGTCAAAGCATGTTGTTCCAGCACTACATATGTACGAGGGACAACTAAAGGCAGTTTCATTCCTTCCAATGGGAAATACTGTTTATCCTCAGCAGCCATATACTCAGATTACTGAAGAAGAATATGAGTCATATATTGGTAAGTTGAAGCATATTGACTTTGGTGCAATTTACGACGGTGTTGATAATCTTGAGGCTCAGGGTGAATCATACTGCACAACAGACTACTGTGAAATTAAAATAAACAAGTAGTCTTCTGTGGTAAAATAGACTTATAATGTCTAATCCATCAAACCTATATGCAGAGAAAATATATGCTGAACATCCAATTGCTTTTTGGGCTCTTGATGATAAGGCAGATTATATTTCTTTAGTCACAGAACCTCAGAGATGCTTAGGTGATTCAGAATACTGGGACCTGTCTAGTGACGCATCAGCAGAAATACTCATTTCTGATTACGTACCTTCTGACACACCATTCCCAGAAAGTTTTGTAACAGAGATAAGTGGTGGAACAACAGAAGATGAATTTGGTCAGATAGTCTGTATAAGCAAAGACATAACTAACTTTAGTGATCTAAATAAAGAACTTTCTACATTTTCAATTGGCGCCTTTATTAAATCTTTAAGTGTGTATGTGTATAGTTTTGAAATAGGTTATGAGTATTACGATACCGCAAGTTCGAGCACAATACAAAGACTAAAGACTTATATTTCATCTGTACAGGACAGATGGGTCTTTGTTTCAGAAACATTTGACACACCAGAAGAAATCACAACATTTAGAATTGTTATAAAAATTAATTATATTGGACAGGGGAACAGCACAAATGACTACAAGTTTTTGATTAATGGAGTTACAGCGGGACAGTGGTCTGAAGAGTTTAATGCTACCTCACTTGGGGTTACAGGAAACTTTATTCCAAACAATATATCAATAGAGCCTACCTATGGAATTGAGGCAAACGCCTATGGAAGACAAGACAAAAAAGGATATTATCTAGTATCAAATAAAAGCCTGATGGCAAAAAATACTGGAATACCATTGGTATATGGTGCGTCTGGACTTACAAAACTTTCTCCAAATTCAAACTCTAATGGAATGTCTTACGATGTAGTTTCTTCTGGCATGTCTTCATATGTTTTTGCTGGTACAGAAAATCCAACAATAACAGTTACACGTGGTTCAACATATACGTTTCAGGTTAATGCTCCTGGCCATCCTTTTGCAATACAGACAATACCTGGACAATATAACTCTTCCAATGAATATGTTGTTGGAGTAAATAATGCAGGAGCATCAGTTGGAGATATAACCTGGATTGTCTCAGAAGAATCTCCAGACAACCTATACTATGTTTGTAAAAATCATCAGTCAATGAGAGGGAAAATTAAAGTTGTAGACCCAGCACCAAAACCTTCTCTGATCATTCCAGGCCAGGGATTTCTTGGCGCTGATGGACAGTATAAAGAATATACTTTAGAGGCATGGGTAAGAATTAATTCAGACGCAATAACAAAGAAACGAATTATTGGACCATTAGGGTCTGATGATGGACTATATGTAGAAGGTCCATACCTAATATTAAAAATTGGTAAGAACTATGGGTCTTATTATGTTGGAGAATGGACAAGGCCAATGCTTGTTCATATCAGAGTTAGCGAAGACAACTCTACGTTGCTTATAAATGGAGAAGAAGTTATTTCTTTAATATATTTAACAAATGAGTTAGACCTTCCACTTAGTTTAGACTCAGAAAGCAGAAACCAAGACTGGATTGGTTTTTATGCTTATGAAGATGTTTCTCCAATAGAGATTGACTGTGTTGCCTTATATACATACAAGGTTCCAATTACTTTGGCCAAAAAGAGATTTGTTTATGGACAGGGAGTAGAGTTTCCAGAAGGAATTAATCAGGCTTACAGTGGTTCATCTATATACATAGATTATCCATTTGCTAATTATGCAAATAATTATGCCTATCCTAGCATTGGCAACTGGTCACAAGCAACTGTTGATAATTTACAAACAGATAGAAATCTTTTGTCTACTCCAGATTATAAATTGCCAGAAATTATTTTAGGGTCGGGAAACATAGAGAACATATATGATTCTTTGCTTGTAGAGCAAAATGAAGAAGAAATCTTCTTTTCTTTTGATGAAAACGAGGGCTCTTATTTATATTTTGACAGTTTAAATTTTCTAAAAGAAAAAGTAAAATCTTTTTATGGGTCATTTAAAATTACATCTTTTTCTTCAACAAAGCAAGTGCTGTTTAAGGCTGAATCAAAGACATCCCCAAACTACTTTGAGATATCCTGCACAGGTTCATCAGTATCATATGTATTAAACTATAATGGTACAGAAGAAACCATATTAACTTTGTCTGCATTAAATGTTGACGAGATGTTCTCCATAGGTGTTGACATAGATGCAATATCTAATTACTTTGGAGGAAATGTTGCATCTTTCTTTGGCAACTCTAGCAGTCTAAGTTTTTACCTTGCAGGCAGTTCAAGTTCATCAGAAACATTCTCTGGAAAAATTTACAAAGTTGGATTTTGTACTTCTAGAAATCACAAAAACATTGCCCCTCTTTTTAATGAAAAAGGAATTGTAAGAGAAAACGATGACGTTTTTGAAGAATATCTAAATACCCCAGATGTAGAGTATAACTCAACAGAAGATTATTTTGGAAATAGCCCATCAGAATGGGACTCAGTAATTGATCCAGGACTTCCAAGTTTAGCAACAGCAAACACACTTCAAGCCCACACAGCAAGTTATACTTTGTCACCATCTATAAATTTTGAATCTTATTATTTAGACATAGACATTCAGGGTTACTGGGAAGACTACCTACCTTTAACCTATTTTGCAAAATATATAACAGACAACAGAAGCAAGCCTTACTATGATTTAGACTTTATTCAGTTTAATATAAACTATCCAGCACCGTCTGTATTTTTAGAAGAAGAACAGTTTGGATCTTGGACATATGGTGAGTTGGCTGATGTTTACAATATTCCAGTTCAAAGGGACTATTCTTCTTTAGATAATCAACTTTTTACTGGATATCTAGACTATACAGACCTAAGAGACAGGGCTTATAGGAATTATAAGTATGACACATCAAACTCTCTTGTAAAGTCTTACATAACATTTCAATATATTCAAAATGGAGCAAATCTATCATTGGATAGTTTTATAAATACAGAAAAGCCATCAAATGATTCTTTTGTTATTCCAGGGGATGGATGGAGAAACACTAAGTACGAAGTTGTAGACAATATGGTTATCTATACTCCAAAAGATGTTAGCAACCTAGATCTTGCAATTGTCACACATATTGAGTTTAACGTTAAAGGAATTCTAAAAAATAAGGTTGCAATTAGAACACTAGAGTATTCTTCTCAGGCATTTAACAATACTGCTCCAAATCCTGTTGGCACTAGATTTGGTCATTCACTATTTCCATACAAAAAGTCTGGATTCTATTATGACTACAAGAGTGAAAACCCATTCACTATATACAAGGGAACTTCTCCATACCTATATCTCACAAGATATACTGGTGTAGAAATAAAAGGAACAATGGACCCAACAATAAATAGAGGATTGTCTATTTCGGTTAATAAAGAAAAGTCAGATAACTTTAAAGTAATGGCTTTACAAATGGCGGTTAGGTATGACAAAGATGCGTTCCCATACGGTGCTATTGAAGTTTTTGAGATCAAGGCCAGAGACAAACACATAAAGTTTTATCTATCAGCAATTCACCCTGAAGGACATAGAGCAAAAATTTATGCAATGGACGTAAACACTGGAAGGCTAGAAAATGGAATTAAGTTTTACCTTAATGGTAAACTTGTAAAAGATCCAGTATTGACTGTTAAAGAGTGGGCATTCTTGGGTGTTTCGTTTCCAAAGGTCTTAGACTTTAAGAATAGGGTTGGCCTAATTAATCTTAACGGACCCCTAATGTTTAATACAATATCTTACTACGAGTCTAGCAATCTTCAAGAAGGTCAAGAAGATGAGTTAAGACGCTGGTTTGGGGTAAAGTATATACTTCCAGAAAACATTGAATGGGATTACTGGCTGACTGGAGATTTTATGTGGGAGGGCACACTTATCCTTTCTTCAACAAACTACTACGGAGTGGACCCCTCAACAATCTACAAGAGTTATACTGGAACTAATAAGATTATTATTGATAGCCAGGCATCTTTGATAATTGATAATGCTAGGTCCGATACTGATTACGAGTATCGTATATATTCTGGTATTAATTCGAAACTAATAACGACTTCTGCTATCTAATATGGTATACTTTAGTATATGAATAATCAAGATCCACGCAAAAAGAAGAAAGCCTTGCCTAAAATGAAGGGGCAAGTGGGTGAGTCCCGTGCAAAAATTATTGAAAAGCATTATGACTGGGGCCTTTACGTATACAAGAAGGCTAATGGTAAGTGGTTTACGGACGGAACTGGTTCAGTTTTAAACATTGAATCAATGAAAGGCGACATCCTTCAGATATCAAAACTTAAAGATGCTGCAAAATATTACGGGGATGAAGGAGATGGAGAATGCATCTTCGTACCAGGCCTAACTAGAATTTCAGAAGAAGAGTACTCTGAGCAAAAGCAAAGAATGGCAGAAGGATTAATCCCATCTCTAAACGATCTTGGTGCAGTTCAGGCAGCCAAGGATACCATTGCTAAGTATGGAAGTGATGACTAATGAGTGAAGATAAAGAATTTTTTATTAGAGCAAAGACAGATGTTCCTCTTCCACCAGATGACACATTTGCAAAGCAAGATCCTTTTAATCAGTCCTGGGATGTAATAAAAGATCTCAGTGGACTTGATGCTAATTTTAAAAGAAGAACTTCTCGAATAATTAAAGGAGAAGCGACTCAGGCATATATCGATAGTTCAAGAGCAGAAAGTGTTGGTATTAACGGGGCAAGATCTAAAGAGATTAACTCGGGAACAGTATTTAGAAATGCTTATGGACTGTTTGATGTAATTACTCCTCCATGGAACTTATATGAACTTGCAAGTTTCTACGACACATCATTTGCCAATCACGCAGCAATTGATGCAAAGGTAGAAAATATTGTTGGACTTGGTTATGAGTTTAAGATTTCAAAAAGAACAATGCTTAAATTAGAAGCATCAGAGCCAAAGACTTCTGAAAATGCAAGAAAGAGAATTGAACGAGCAAAGATTGAAATGACTGACTGGCTTGAGTCTTTAAATGACGAAGACTCCTTTACAACAACAATGGAGAAGGTCTTTACTGACTTGCAGTCAACTGGTAATGCCTACCTTGAGATTGGTAGAACTACTCGTGGAGAGATTGGATATGTTGGTCATATTCCATCTACGACAATGCGTGTTCGCAGACTACGTGACGGGTTCGTTCAGGTTATTGCAAACAAGGTTGTTTACTTCCGCAACTTTGGGGCAACAAATGCAAACCCACTAGGAACAGACCCAAGACCAAATGAGATTATTCACTTTAAAGAGTACTCACCTCTAAATACTTTTTATGGAGTTCCAGACATTATGTCTGCAATTGGATCTCTTCATGGAGACCAACTTGCATCACAATATAATATTGACTACTTCCAGAACAAGGCAACACCAAGATATGTAGTAACTCTTAAGGGTGCAAAATTATCTGCTGAAGCAGAAGATAAAATGTTTAGATTTTTACAAACAGGACTTAAGGGGCAAAACCATAGAACCCTATACATCCCACTACCAGGAGACTCTGATACCAACAAGGTAGAGTTTAAGATGGATCCTGTAGAAAATGGAATTCAAGAAGCATCATTTAAAGAATATAGAAAGCAGAATAGAGACGATATCCTAGTTGCTCACCAGGTCCCTCTTTCTAAAATTGGTGGTTCTGATTCGTCTGCCATTGCTGCTGCATTATCTCAAGACCGTACATTCAAGGAGCAGGTTGCAAGACCAGCACAGAGAAACCTTGAAAAGATGATCAACAAGATCATAAAAGAAAAAACAGATATTCTGGAGTTTAAGTTTAATGAACTTACACTTACAGACGAAATTGCTCAATCACAGATTATCGAAAGGCTTGTTAAGACACAGGTCATGCTTCCAAATGAAGGAAGAGAACTTCTTGGTCTTCCACAGATTGAGGGCGGGAATGAGCCCTTTGATCCAAAGCCAGAGCAAGCAGCAAACGATAATGCAGACAGAGCAAGGGACACTGAAAGAACAAACAACCAGTCTGATGGACCAGCCACAATAAGTGGAAGAAATCCAAAGGGCGAAGGTCGTAAGTTTGATGACGTGACCGAAATGTCCAAATAGTGATACTTTAGTAAAAAAGGGTATATAATATAATAACCATGATTATCTCTAAAGCCAATTGGAATACAGATGGAGACAACCTCCGCCTATCTATGCCACTTACTAAGGTGGACAAAGAGCGTCGAATCGTTTCTGGATTTGCATCACTTGATAATATTGATAAGCAAGATGACATTGTAACAGCAGAAGCATCAATGGATGCATTTGCAAAATTCCGTGGGAACATCAGAGAAATGCATCAACCGTTAGCAGTAGGCAAGATGGTAGACTTTAAAGCAGAAAAGTACTTTGATCCAGAAT